CTACTTTTGTAGGTTCTCTTTTGTGTGTTGCTCTAAAACTATTAAGTGCTGCCTTTAACAATCCCAATGGATGCCTGATATCAACATCGGGATGAGTAATCGTATGGTGATCTGGAGCCGGTGCCGGTGCCGCTGGCTTGTTGTGTGGATGCCCCGTAGCCTGTCCCATTGGCTCTACGGGCGGCGCGGAGGGTTCTGCCGAGGGCTTAGGCGCGGTTTCGAGCGGCGCGGCTCCCGCACCCGCTGGCGCTTCTTTACCCATACCACCCATTTCTGCTTGTAACTTATCTATCATATCTCCTATACGTTTAATACTATCCTGTAAATGCGCTGCATCACCGGGATTAGCTTTAAGTCTTGCAACAATCTCCTCACGCCTTTTCTTTAGATTTTCTAAAACCATAGACACTTCATCTTTTGCTCTTTCTGTCGTAGCAGGAACCGTTGCTTCCGGTCCAGCATTACCATGTATATGATCCCACGCTTCTGCCGGTGTTAATTTATACGCCTGTTCTTGAGTAAATCCCAAGCGCTGTAACTCAATCATCATAGAACGAGTAAATCCCGCTGGTGCTTCTCCTCCTACCGCTTCTCCACCTGCTACCCCACCACCCGGCGGAGGGGGTGGTTCTCCACCACCAGCACTACCTTGTGCTTGGAGTTCTGCCATTTGTCTTTTTAACTGTGAAGCTGCATGAGTATCACCAGACTTAACCGCAGCATCATGTTGTTTCTGTAATCTCGCTATTGCTAAATTATTATCTACCGGCGCTGCCACTGGTGTTACTGCCGCACCCGCTTCTGTTTTAGTTGGTTCCGCAGTTTCACCTATAGGTGCCGGTTGATCATTAGCTTTACGCCACTCAGCTTCAAAACTTTTCTTAGCATTATTTATCTGTTCTTCTGATAAACCATGACCACCAAGACGTGCCTCTAATTCGTCTAGTCCATCTTTTAGTATATTATTCGCTGCTTCTGGAGAAGCCCCTTCTGGTACTTTATAATCAGGATGTGCAAGTACTTCTTCATAAGCTTTAGTAGCTGCTTCTGGTATAGCTCCCGTTGCTGCTGGTGTTGTTGTTCCTGCTTTTGTTAATTTAGCTTTTCCATGTATTAAAGAGCCAATAGCACCCATCACAGCACCCATAATACCTGCTTGATCGGTACCCGCTAAAGCATCTGGCTCTCTCTTTTCTCCTGTTTTAACATTAGTAGCTTGGGTAGTAAGTACATTTTTTACAGCTTGTTGACTAGCAAAGCCAGTAGCTTCCGCACCAGCAGTTGCAAGAACCCTTTTTAATGTACTAGTACCAACAGCCTTAGCAATAACTCTCTGTGCTGGCGTAGACATACCGCCACCACCTATAGAACCCATCACACCACCCATTATTTGACCTACTTCTTCAGCCGCTTCAGAAGACGCCTTAGCCAACAAATCCTTTGCCTTAGTAGGATCACCTGTAGCCTTAAATAAGGTTTGATATTCCGGTAGTGCATTAAGCTCCTCCGGTTTCATTTTATTAATACGATCTTGTTCTTCTTGTAAACTAGCACCACCCATTTCCGACATACCATATAGTGCCGGTCCTACCATACCAGTTGTTGCACCTAATGCAAGATAAGGAGCAGCACCACCAAGAACTTCTGAAGTAGCCGCTAAATAAGGATGTTCTTTAAGCGCTTCATCAGTCGATTGTACTGTCTCTTCGCCTGATTTCTTTAACGCAGCAGCACCCGGTTGTATTAATGGATTAAACGTAGAGCGTATACCCTCTTCTGCTTGTTTTGCTTTCGCCGAAAGTTCTGGTAAGTATTCATCCGCTACACCTTTTAAACCGGGAGGAACAATCATACCCGGTATCTTAGCAGCTAAACCCGGCAATCCTGCCGCAACATTCCCCGCGCCCGTTTCCATACTACCTAATGCCCTTGTTCCTAAAGCAGTTGGTACACCCATAGCTGGCGTTGCCGCTGTTCCCATTTTAGCATTATGTGCTGCTTCTGCATCTGCTATATCTTTTCTTAACTGCGGCATATACTTAAAAACTTTATGTTTAAACTGTCCTACTAACGCATCTTCCTCCTTTTTATTCATTTCTACGCCTTGAGCATTATACGTACCAGCAAACTGCCTAGCAAAAGGCTCGGCAAGCATCATAATATCAGTATCTGACATATTAGCAGTAGTATTATGATCTTTGCTTGACAACATCTCCTGTATAACATACTCAGGAAATGTAGGTGCATTCCCTAAATTTGGATGCTCGGTAACTTTTACTTGGTGTCCTTTATACATTAATGGACCACCACCCGGCGGAGTTTGATACATTGGATATGCAGTACCACCACCCGGTGCAGGAGTAGGCGTACCATATACAGTCGCACCAGCATCCGGCGGACTACTACCAAGACCCGGCATAGCGTCTTGAGGAGCAGCACTAGTTGACGCGCTCGGTGCCGGTGGAGTAGCACCAAATACATTCATATTAACTGACGGTGGGAGACTCCCAACATCTGCCGGTGGCATCATACCGGGATTTGCACCATAAGGAAGATTATCCATAGTAATTCCTATACTTCATCAACTATTCGACGTAATACTGATCTTACGAGTTTATTACCATAACCTTGATACTGAGGAAATAATCTATCTTGAGGCGACGCTTTTTCTATTAATGCCATTGGGTCTAGTTCTTCAGCAACTAAAGTTGGCTTCTTGCCATACATCTCAGCAATCTTATTTCTTTTTGGAGATATAGGTGTCGCCTTAATTCCCTTATCGCCAACAGTCACATAGGCTTTTTTAATATGATCTTTAGTATCAGGTGATTTATACTCAAGGTAATTGTGCAGTTGACTTATCGTAGTTGCTCGATCTATTAGGGTTCGCCCCTTGGATGTATCTGGCATGCTGTCCTCCAGCTTTGTCTGATCCTGCGTTAAAAACTTTACTTAAATAACCGTTTACAGTTCCCGAATTTGGTATTTCATCATCCCATGCACTAGGATCATGCGCCTTAGCTGGAAAAAAGTGATTCGCCATAGACTTAAACGGATCACCACCAAATCTTACTAATGAATCACCCATATCTTTTCTAAATTTTTCTTCTTGTATTTCTGGCGGTGCATCCATAGCTCTTGGATATCCTTTATAGTTACCCCATGTTCCATGTGTATATCCAAAATAACCAGACGCAGTACCACGTCCTTTGGGATTAGGATCATATGGTAAATGATCTGCTTTACCTATATAATTAGTAGGATCACCACTAGATTCTACACTTTTAACCTTACCTAATAAGTAATCAACCATTTCACTTCTTGTTAAATCAGGATGCACACCAAAACCATTTGGTCCATAAGGTGTGTGCATTATATCACCAGTAGGATACCCCGGCTGTGGTTGCTGTGATTGCTGTGCTTGACGTACATTAGTTGGCATCCCCGGTGATCCCGGTGGGGGATTCGGTGAAGCATTTGGATTACCACCATACTGTGTAGGTGCTGGTGGTCTAGCATTAAACTGTGGTATCATTGTTGGTGGCATTGCTGCTTGTGGTGCTGGTCCATAAGACGTAGGCGCAGATGCCGCACTACCTCTACTAACTTGCGGAATACCCTGCATAGGAGTACCCCGCATAGCTTCTGGAACATTAGCCATTAAACGTGGATCAGCGCCGTATGCGTTCATTGGGTTACCATTTGTTTAGGACTAGAACGTCTATTATGCTGGAATGTTGGTCCCGATGTTGCTGGTGTTTCACTACTATCAGCCCAAATCTGTTTCCCCGGTGTTGGTCTATTTTGTGACGGTACAGTTGGATTTGGTGTAAGCCTAATAGGTGCTGGATACTGCCCCGCTGGCGGATAAGTAAATTGAGGACTAGCAACCGTAGGAGTAGCACTTGGAGTATTATCTTCTGGACGTGCAAAAGATACTTGATTTCCTCTCATTGGCACATTATCGGCATTTCTACCATCATTTGTTGGACTATAAAATGAAGGTTCTTGTGGGTCCGGTTCTCCTGCCATACGAGGAGTATTCTGTACAACGGTACCTTGATTATAATGTTGCATCCCCGGCTCATTTGATGTATCTCTATTAGCATAACTAAATTCACTGGTAGTTTCATCTCCCGGCATACTTGAAACTGCTGGAAATGCTCTTGGTGTAGTATCTCCTACCGGTATTCCTGAATTTGTATTATCTGGTAACATAGGATTATAAAAAGATGAAGTTGGATCAGTAGCTAATATATTAGGTAATGTGTGAATATTCCCCGGTTGTCCTCTTTGTCCACCTGTACCTCCACCTCCACCTCCACCTCCACCTCCCGGTGCTCCAGTCCAACTCTCGGTATTTAATCCTAAAGGATCATGTGTTTGACCCGCTCCAGCACTACCATATTGAGAATAATATTGTGGGAACTTATGCATACCAGCAGCCGACATAATACTAGTACTCATTAATGCTCCCGGTATATTTCCTACTGCAAATTGAGCTAATAATGCAGTAGCTTGCGGGTCTAAACGTCCATCTTTATCATACTGAAGAAAATTAATATCAGTAGTTCCCATAGTATTTGCCATGTGCTGCCTGAGTATATCTAATGCTTGTCTACTACCAGTTAAAGCAGCATTAGCATACATCTGCATCTGTGCTTTATTCTGTGCCATAACATCCATATTTTCTTTTGTTTGAACTTCTATTTTTCTATGTGGGTCATACCATTTTCTAAAATCTGCTTCTCTATCAGAGTCACGAAACTTACGTTGTGCTTCTCCTAAATCAATAGCTTGTTTTTGTCCCGCTTCTTGTCCTTTGACATATGAGCCGAAAGGATCGCCATAGACTAGATTAGCCATTTTCACTCTCCATTCCGCTCTTCATAATTCTATCATTACTAGAATCTGATTTTATTAACCCTTTCATATAATCTCCATAATCTTTCTTTTCTGATGCTCTCTGTCTTTGTCTATCTTCAATTCTATTTGTTGTATCTGTAAAACCAGAATATGTTGACAGACCATTAGACAAAGCACCAAGAGAACCAGCCTTTTGTGCTCGCGCTTCACTAAGCCCCTTAACAGAAGTTGCTAAACCTCTACGTGCTGCAAGACCAACACCTATTCCATATTAAGAATGTCAGCTTGATGTTTATGACGCTGTTCATCATACATCATTTTACGATGGTCTTCAAATCTAAATCCTAAATTCCATCCTTCAAGTTCTGCATTTAAACGTGCTGTTGCATACTTATAATCTACACGTCTTCCATGACCTACATTATAACGTCCAACTTTACGACGAGTATTTAACCATTCTGCATCGTGGTGTAATGACGCTTTAGATTGACCACGACCAGTAGATGCTAAATAATCTAATGCTCCATACATTGAAACAGGAAATTGAGATGTATAATATGGACGACCTTTAGCTTCATTTAAAGCCATTTCCATATATGGTCTATATCCCTGAAACGTACCCGGTGGTGCAGTTGGTGTAATAGGTTTCAATATAAATTTATCATCAGGACCTATATCAGTAGTATACTTACTCGCTATAACACCCCTATCCCAAAAATCAAAATCTTGTTGATTAATACCTTGATATTGCAGAGCTAAATTTCTATTTTCTTCTAAAAACTGAAGTTGTCCTTTAAACTCTGTAAAAAGTATGTCATCAACACCACCAAACAAATGAAATGGATCAGCTATATCTCTAAAGATATTTAGAATTTTTTGTGGTGGCGATCCAATTAACAAAATAGTAGAAAGAAGCGCTCTAGCTCCTCCCATTGCTAAAGTACCTAATGACCGTAAATGGTCATTAAGTATCGGCGGGTCTTCTACTTGGTTTTTACCAGAGTATGTAATATCATTAGCCATTTCAAAATCACCTACCTAAAAAGAAATGGTCATATAAAGTTGGGTCTGAACCTAAGTCTTTATCTAAAGCCTTTTGTATTTGACGATAACCAGCAAAAGTAGCTAAACCATTTAAAGCAGTATTTCCTTCATTAATTAAATCTCCTTGAGCTTTATCAAATATATCAAAACTAACAGCTAATCCTTCTGCTACTTCATAAGCTTCTTTAACTCCATATGATAATGCACCCATTTGACTTGCCCAACGACGTTCATTAAGTACATCACGTTTATGTTCTTCATAACGAAACATATAACTAGTCCAATCATCTCTTATATTAGCTACATCCATATCACGACTACTTGAATCAAGTGTAAAACTTCCGTATGGATTATAACGTCTTGCGTATGATTGCCAATAACCATTTGTACCAACGGCACCTAAAAAATTTATACGCGCCTGTAATTCAGGACGAAACATAAATAAAGCACCGGGAGGCCAAAGACTATAACCATAATCTATACCTATGTAATCAGGTATGTACAAGTAAATTCCAAATTGCTCATATACAAATGGTCCTTCTCCCTGCATCTGGAAATGATCGAAATAAAACTGTCTTTGCATACTGTAATTATCATATTGTTGTAGTGCCATTGCATGAAAAGTTGTTTCAATTTTACTAACTCTTGTAGCCATAGCAACAGCTAATGCAGATTCTACTGCTAGTTCAACAATTTGCCCATAATCTGCCATGATCTTATCTCAAAAACGGCTCAAATGTTTTTTTCATTTCTAATGAATATTTTCGCATTGCTAATCTGCCTTTCAAACAAAAAACAATAGCTGGAAGTAATTCAAGCCAACAATTTCTATTATGATACTGTAAATTATCCCATATAGGTTCTTGCTCTCTTATTGCCATATCATTAGCATCTAAAAAAGCATTAATAGACATATTTAATATAGGCACTAAATATGTAGCATTCTTTATCCAAAAAGTATTAGTGTTTAACGCAAATGTTAAATCAGCTATAGCAGTAATTGTAGAAAAATTCCCAGAACCAACCATAGCTCCCGATACATTCATAAAGCTCATAAATACATCTAATGCAGCTAAAGATTCTGCTAATCTACGCTGGTAATCAAGACTTTTCTTTTCCTCTTCAGAACTAGGAGGATCAGGCATTAAAAATTGTGCAGCCCGTTCTCTCATACCAATAAACATTTCCGTATGAGCTTTAAAAATACTATCTATTTGTTCTTTATTAGGCATTTGCTGTAGCATTTTCATTCTCTATTAAGTCTTGATAGGAAGTTGAAAGATGAACTTCTTCAACTACGGCTTTACCTTCTAACTTTATTTCCCATTCTAAACATTTATGTTGGTGGGGTATTCTAAACGGTTTACTATGACCAACTTGACGAGTAAATATAAAATCAGGATTACCTACTCTACCTGGCCCTTGTCCACTTGTTCTATAACCATACAGTGTTACTGTTAAAGCTCCACTATTATCATTAACTATTTTCATTCCAGCAAATGTTGTAAGTCCCGGCATTACATAACGCTTAGAAAGCCACGTATACGGAGCTAATGGCGATGAATCATATCCATATCCCGGCAATGGAAGTGTATATATTATGTTATCAAAAGCAATAAATAAACCTGATCCCGTAGTTATACTATCAATAAAATTACCGTGTGGAGTATCTATAGTAATTAACTGTCCTAATGGAAACTCTTGATTACTTGGTGAAGGTTGATTAAATACATATCCATTAATTTGACTATTTCCATTGTTCACAAAACCAAAATAATTACCATTCCACCATGCTGCATGTTTTGCATCAGATAACTTTAAACCTATAAATGAGTTAAAAATAGGAAAAGGTACAATTAAATCATCACCGGGACTCGCTACAGATTTAGATGTAACTCTATCTTCATCTGAAGTTAATGCAATAAGCCCATCTACTGAAGCATACATAGCCCCAAAATTAGTAGCAACCATTGTATTCGGAACACATGCAAATTCGTTAGCGAATCTCCTAACTTGTGTATTAAGAACTTCACCATCTCCTACTTCTACTCTTATATGATATGCTGTATTTCGTGTACCTATAAATATATCATCATAATAAATAGCAGCACTAGTTATTATTTCAGGTATACTAATTGTATTTTGCATCGGCCATGCATGAGACATGTACCGTTCTGAAAACTGTATAACACAAGGTGCAGTAGGTGGATCACCAAAAGCGCCAGCAGCATCATATCGTACTAAAACATTCCATCCACCTTCTGATTGTCCATAGAAAATAGGTGACTTATTTGGATTTACTGTTGGTGGAATCCATTGATCGCTAATTAGTAAATCACCGGGAATATTTGTTGAATCAGAACTATCATAAAAAGAAAAGTGTCCAGAAGGATCAATACCTAGAGTATCAACGCGATGAAAACCAGTTTCTACAGGATTACCTAATTCTTCACCTGTATCAAATCCCGGTATTGTTCTATATAAATTTATTGCAGTTATACCATATTGCTGTATTTGAACACTATCAAGATGACCTTCTAAAAATATACCATCACCTTCATACAAATTACCATATATACCTATTTGTTCAAATATTGTAGGTGGTCCTTCTTGATTCATACTCGAAAAAGTAATAGCATATGTACGTGCTATTGGATATATACCTTTAGGTGATCTAACTGGAGGAGAGAATGTATGATCTAAAACAGTAGGTGCAGGAACACCTAAGTATGCAAATTTTGGGTGGCTTGTAGTACCACCGGGGATATAATGCCCCATATATTTAAATGAATCTTTAGTGTAAATACCAGTTAATAAATTACTATTAAAAGGCTCTCCAATATTATACACTCCATTAGCAAAATAATAATCATAACTAAATCCTAATGGTTGTCCAGCAACAACAGCTAAACTATTAGCAGTAGGATTTTTAAAAAGTCCAGCAGGTGTATTAGAAATATTTATAATTGGTTTCCACTGTGGCATAGGATGTAACCAACCATCCCATAATAAACAATTATGAGCTACTTGAGCATGATCATTCGCTAATTCTTTTGGATTAGCTGTAGGTAATAATCCTGCAAAACGAGTTATCCGAATACTTGGCATTTTAATTACCAATTACATGAGCATAGTAGCTTCCAATTACCTGTGTACCAGCAAGTGGAGTAGTTTTTACTACTAAATTTCCTGAAAGTGGACCCGTTACACGATACTTAAGATGCCGTATATTACTTGCTATTGTATTAGATACACCAGCTAAAAGAGTAACACCAGTAGCATCAAAAAGCCCAACACCAAAAGTTTGTATAGTGCTAAGACTTAGTGGATCATACATTTCTACATATAAATCTATGACTGCAAATCTACCTGAGACTACAATTACAGGAATTACGAAACCAGAAATTGGGTTTGTATAAGCAGTTGGAGAAAGTGCATTTTGATTTCCAACTACAGAAAGAGTATCTACTGTAAGTCCAAGCTCTAAAGCATCTAATACAGTATCAAGTCCTGCCGGAGTAACTGCTTGTGTATTATTAGCAGAATCTCTTGATCCTGCTGTAGTATTTGGAGCTAATTGCACTAAACCCTGATGCGTTGAATCTGCTGATCTAATATCAATTGTCAACAAACCATTAGTAGGACCACCTAATGTTAAACCACTAGTTGATGTAGAAACACCACTAATTAATGAACCAGTAAATCCTGTCACTTGTCCATAAGCATTAAGACTTATACCACCATATGTACCTGCACCGGGACCAGTAGGCGTAAGTCCAACCGTAGGATTAATAGTTGGAGTAGAACCAGAAATTGTAATACCCGGACCAGCAACAAGATTAAGTACAGTACCGGGCGCACCGGGAACAATTGTAGAATTTATTGTAAATGCTGGATATGTACCTGATATAGAAATACCAGTACCAGCAGTTAATATAACTCCATCAACATTTATATTAAAATTATACGGACCACCTGTAACTTCAGCAATACCAGTACCAGTAAAAGTAAATGGAGTACCGATACTAGTTTGGGAAATTAAAACATCGTATGGCCCCGGTCCAAAAGAAACATCCATACCAGCACCAGCAGTAAATGTCCATGCTGGTGAATCGACATTATAAGCAGGACCACCAGTAACTGTACTTCCGCCACTACCAGTTAATGTAGTCGATCCACCGGGGGCAACATCACCAATACCGGCTGTAGTCCAAACAAATCTAACTTGTGATCCAGCAGCAAGTGGTACGGCTACAGTACCATCCTGCCCACGTACTACATCAGCAGCACCAGCAGTTACACTAACAATATTCATTACTTCATAACCAACACCATCAGTTACAGATACTGCGGTATAGTAACCTCCCGCAAGCTGTGTTGAAAGCATAGCAATGACAGATGCAGGTAATGCTATCTGCGATGCCCCAACAGCCGTGTATGCTGTGGTATTAGTTATAAGATTTTGAAGGGCTTTAAAAGTCATGGCTATGCCTACTGAGAATAGGGAGAAAACACAGTATTATTGTCACCAACCAGCATCTCAATTGAGCCGCACGGATTACCCCTAATTACCACATCCCCTACATAATAACCCGGTACAGCTTCTTTAAGTAAATCATCAATAAAGAATTGAACATCAATACCCTGTATATGATATGCGGGATATTGTACAAAATACTGTTTATCAGGTATAAGTCCTTTTCGATATACATTCATTACAATGTCATTTACAGTTAAATTAGTACAAAGTACACAGTCAACACAACCTAAACAAGCTGCACAACTACAATTACAACCTGTAAGTTTCATAGAAGCGCCGACTATATTAGTATCGGCATTAACATAAGGAATCTTAACTTGAGTCTGTAACATTATCGACCCCCACCCGGCCAATAACCGGCACCACCACCCCATCCACGATTAGCTGGACCAACCCAAGGATTAGTTTTTGCAATAGATGTTGTACCAAAAGCACGGTCTGCTTCAGCACGACACCGAACTTTTTCCTTTCGGAACTTTAACTCGTATCTATCTGCTTCTTTTGGATTATACCAATTCGTATTAGGAAGTGCTATTAAAGTAGAAATAGCACCATATGCTATTCCTTGCACCCACTGTTCATATAAATAGTTATCTAAAACACACGAATCTTGTTTAGGTGCAACAATCGCTTCAACTTCTAATCCTTGCGGATCATCTTTATTCGGTGGACGGCGCAAATGTATCATTGTAGGTGAAGTCATTTGATACAGATATGCACCTATTCCAGCCGGTAATTTAGCTGTAATTGGCGTATAATCCCAACGTTCATCTACAGTAACTCGTTTTATTCGTATTATATTATAATTACAATCAGTAATAAGCTGATAGTCTTGTACACCTTTTTGCAAATCATATTTATTTATATCGTGTATAATACCTGACCAATTGCATAACTCTATTGCCGCCATACGAATATGATGTAAAATTAACTCCGGTGGCGCACCAATTACATATGGTACTACATATGGCAATGCCGCATCCCAAGAAAGAGTAGCATTTGGATTAATAAAACTCATGGCTGTCTCGATTTAGTCATTTGGTTAGAACCACCTTGACCAGCAAATGTTCCTGAATTATATTTAGTCTCTTGCGAGAACTTCACACCTAATGAATTATAAAACTTTTTATAAAATGCTGTACTTTCAGCTTGGGATGTTGCTGATTCAGTATCAACTTCAAATGCTTTTGCCGCTATAAAGAAACCTAACGCTGTAAGATAAACACTGTCTATTACAACAGTAACATTAGGGTCTGTATATGCAACTGGAGCAAGCACCATTGTACCCGTTACTTTTATTGTTGTTGGAAACCCTATTGGTACCATCGGTGTTACATAAAAATTCTTTGGGTCTTTTACATCATAAGCATAAGATAAAATACGAAAACTATTTTGTCCACCACTTGGCAAACACGGCTTTTTAGAAAATGCCCGCATTAACTGTAAATCACACTGAGTGATAGGCTCCCCCGGACTATAATTTGACGTAAGACTCATTGCGTCAATGGATTTTAATAATCTATATCTAGGGTCTAATACTTGTCTATATCTCCCTGTAATTATATTCAAATCTGCCGTTTCTAAAAAAGCATCCGGTCTATAATTATTAATCTCTAATAATCCCTTATTCATATAGTCCATTAGATCATTTTGAGTCCAACGAACAAAATTAAGAGCAGGATTACTAACTCCTCCCTCTTGGTCATTTAAGGGGGAGGAGGATACAGAAGTAATAATTTGCAGCCCGGTAGACATTATCCTATCCGTTCTTGTGGTAATGGACCTTCGTAATTAACAGCCCTATCACGCTCAAAAGGACTCTTCTTTACTTTCTTTGGCTTGATAATCTTAGTTTCATTACCAGCCGCATCACGCCTAAAAATCTCTACATCTTCACGTTTTGCACCTTCTCTTTCAAATGGATATACACGACCAGACTCAATATGCCGCATATAAAGACCAACACCTAATACCGTTGGCCCACCAATATCCAAACTATTATCGACTAAATTTTTACGATTAGAAATTACTACTCTTGCAATATTTGGCTGATCCATTGTAAAATCCTCTTGTTTAAAAAGGAGGGAGCCGGGATGCGACCCCCTCCACTACCACCCCACTTACTCAGTTCATCATACCGCTTTGGAAATTAAAGTACACTGGTGTAAGTGTGATACTAAAAGCAGACCACACATTTGGCGTTGGAAGCGCCGTAACTACAAGATCAACAATATCCGGTGTTGTAAACATATGAAACAGTAATGCAGCCGCTGCACCAATAGTACCCGGTACTGCTGTAGCATTAGGATAAGTCGCAAATCCGGTTGTTGGTGTAACATGTGGATCAAGACCCGCTATTAAATCTGCTGCTGCACCACGAACTCGTAACTTAAATGTGCCACCTGTACCTGCAATGATACTATTCACTTTATACCAAAGACCGAAAAACAATGAATTTGAAGGAATAACAACTGCTCCAAATGCATCACCATTAACAACCGCACCAGTAACCAAATTTTTCTTCAAAAAATAACTTAACGCTTTATCATTAGTAAAATCCAGAGTACGCGACGCACCATATACAACTGGATGTTTACTCGGTGGTGCTAAATTCGACGTATTTGCCGAACTAAAAGGAGCCGCTGGAAAGATAGCCCAATCAGTATTTTGCTGACGAGGACCACCCAAATACAACTCATATACACTAGCCATGTCTATCTCCTATCAGCTAAAGCGGGCATAAAGTGCTGCAACACCTTTCGGGTACAGTACTTTAAAGCCATACACCGCTAAACCTTGATAGTAGCGGTCCCATGAGTCTTTATCTTCAATTACGCGCGTTTGGTCAATCTGTGCAGCAAACGCAGTTGCCATCTTAACACCGGCAATAACTTGATAGCAGTTCGCACTAACAGCCGCATCAAAGAACGGTGGTAAGAAGTTAGAAATATAGATATTAAATCCGGCAACATTGGGCGGCAAACGCCCGTTAATCATCGGAGAAATATCCATACCGGTTAAATACGCAGCGCGTAAGTCACTATTCAAGAGCGTAGTATATGCAATAGCTGGCATCACTACATAGCGGTTCTCTCGCGGCGCACACTGTTCATCTAAAACACCATGCAGGTAAGTAAGCACCTGATTAATGTTAGACGATGTAACAGCTACCGGATTACCTGTAGCTCCAAGATTATACGCATGAGATACATAACCCGCAGACGTACCCGCATTATCTAAGTCTACATCCATATAAACGGATGCAAACAAAGACGTATCAATTGCTTGCGCTAACCGATACGCAGCACGCTTCAGGAAACTCTCACGCCAAGACGGCCAATTACAAATTTGCTTCTCATCAATCTGACTAATGACCATACTAAAGTCTTTAGCCTTATCAATAACAAGTGTAGTTGGCTCACTATCAATCGTATCATGTACAATCGTGCCACCTTTCTCGTAGTCACGAATGGTAACTTCAGGCTCACGCCAGAACGTTACTTGGTCACCACATTTTTCAATAGTACCACTATATTCTGTAGTACTAATTTCACCATAGACACTAGAGCAATAAAACAACTCCAGCAAGTCCATACTGAACATCGGTGATATAAGGTTACCACTATATTGAGGGTAACTAGATGCTACGGCAACGGCCATGATTTAGTCCTCATGCATTAAAATCAATTCGACCTTCTGCCTCAGCTTCTTTAAACAGTTTATCCCACTCATCGCGTACTTGCTTAGTAATTTTGCCTTTCACAAAATCATCACTGACCTTTTTACGGTCAGATAATTTAAGCATCGGCTTTCGACTCCCGTTTAAATTTACAGGAGGAGCGCCACCGCCAAGATTAGGAGTAACCATTGCAGCTAAGGCATCCTTAGAGGGTTTAAAACCCCCAAAAATTTCAACTATGGTATCTAAATCCCGATCCACATGTGCCTGCGCTAACATGTCATAGACAGTCTTGCGCGAGTATGGAGCTTTTGTAGCAATATACTGTTTCCATTCATCACTTGCGACTATATCGTCGAAGTGTTTAATCCTAGACTTTACGTGCGACATAAACTGTTCTTCACTGGTCGATGTTAGATCAGTTTGAACACGAGTATTTGCTTCACGTAACTCTTTCAATTCTTTTTTAATATCTGCCATAGCGGCAGAAGTTTCACCTTTTGCTATCTTACGGGCTATCTTGGTGATTACACCTTGAGATTCGCCATATGTTGCTAACTCTTCTTCCGTTAAATCATCAGGATCAGGAATCGCCGGTGGTGGCGGTAGGGCTTCGCGTACCTCCTTTAATTCCTTCTCTAATCTTTCACGTTCTGCTTTCTCTCTTTTCAGAGTCGGTTCTAAACTATCAATAACACCCTGCAAAGACTTCCATCTTTGCTCGTTTTTCTGCGCTTCCGCTTTCCACTGCTGTTCTAACGTAAGCTCCGGTTTTGTCTCTACTGGAGCCGGTGTTGGTTCTGGTATTGGAGTTACTACAGGTGGTTTAGCCGCTGGACCATCCATATGTGGAATAACTACTTCTTTCGGTTGCACAACTTCAGCCGGTGGTGTTTCACCAGCTAGTTGTGCTCTTAAAATCTCTCGCTTTTGAACCATTGCTTGCGGTAAACCCGGCATGTCTATTCTCCACTAGGCTCTTTAGCTTTAAGAGCCTCTAGTAATGAATCAATTTCCAATGCCCTACCTTTAATTTCTAAAAAATTTTCAGGTAAAGCACGCCTAAACGCATCATTTAACTGTTGCTCTCTCTCACGTAGTATTTCTGCCAAAAGTTCAGCAAAATTAGATCGAGCAAAATGCTCTATCTTTCTTGCTTGATTTGGCGTAATGCGGTATTTCATCCGCAGGTTGCACAACCGGCAGACTTCTTACTGTTACGCTGTTCATTAGCACCGGGATTCTTACCTAAGAAAGAACCACCCGATTTAGCACCACCAACAGTACCACCAAAACCACCCTTCCAAATCTTGGAAGTATCACCACGCGCCTGTGGTGTCCACATAGAACTACCACTTGTTGAGGCATTTGGCATTAGACCCTTACCCATTTCATTTACTCCTCAGTTATGAGCTTTCGCTCGGTTAATGAATATTAACAGATGTAATAACTTTTTTATAGCATCTATTAGGTGCACTATATATTGTAATTCCCGGCCACATAGCTAATGGCTCTAAATACGTTTGACAATTATCACCATTATAATGATATGCTGGTAACGCCGGAATCATAACACCACCACCAACACTAGGGTCTACTGTATTAATAAAATACTGAGTAGCTGGTCTACAGAATAATGGTCCCGGCGGTCCTACTGTAGCTACTGTATGATCGCTCATCATATGAAACGATGCAGTAAACGTAAATACATCAAGTGATGTATATAGTAAAGGTATACTTCCTAATTTAGTATTTCCCCCTTCAAAAATTAATTTTCCATATCCACCAAATGCTCCAAGTAAATAACCCGGATTCACTGTTCCTGTTTGTCCAACATCAATATTAACACCCCTAAAACTTATATGTCCATTAACACCAATAGAATAACCAACTGGTACATAAACACCCCCACCATCAGTTGGTAATACCAACGTAATTTTTATTGTTGGGAAATTGATTTCTCTACATAAATATGGTACAACATTTGTTCCATTCGCATTATTATAAGCAGTAATAGCATCAATTGCTGGATCATTATATGGTGCAAATGTAATTTGCTTGTCACTTATATTTAAAGGAGTAGTAAGATTTAGCGCCGCTTGTGTTGTCATACCACCAATAACATCAATAGGAGTTGCAGGGGTTCCAGTATATGCTGTAGTAACCGTACTAAATATGTCTCCAGCACGTAAAAATATAACAGCTATAGTTCTATCAGGAATACGAGATATAGCAAATTGTATAGTTTGTAATGGAGTTGTTGAATCAGTACCTAAATTAGCATCATTTCCTACCATACTAGATACATATTGATAAGCATATTTACCCGCAT